ACATCATATGCACTGCATGTATCCTCACCGCCACTTTCCCAATCAATTGTGATCTCTGTACCACGTTCCATAGCCATAACAGCAAGATATTCTTTTGAACCAAACTGTCCTTCCCATGCATCAGCAAAACTTTTCTTTTGATCCATTAACTGCCGGATGCTGTTCTCAGTCATTGTCTGACGCAGTTGTCCTACAACAGTCTCTGGACCCATATTAAGTGCGCGAATCACACTAGGATACAGACTGTTCAAGTCCATTGAACCAATCCATTCATGCAGTCCTTTTTTAGGAAACGCAACATACGCACCAGCAGCCGCAGTATCGCCGTCGTGCTGTTTTCTGTTGGGTACCACAAAGCCTTGGTCATGCGCAAAGTTAATAATTGCTTGTTCTGTTAGTGCAACTGCACCCATTGTTGTGGGCAGTAGCACAGTGTTTTCGTGCGCCAACACATTAGCCAAATCAATAAACTTTAGTTTGTCATCCAGTTTCTTTAGCAGTGCAGTATCTTGTCTGTTGTAGTCGATAAACTTTTCAAAGTCTTGATTGTATAACTGATCCAATGTACCTTCATATGCAACCTTGCGTTCATCTAGTTCATACTCGCCAATAGCATCCAAACTGTAACTGTGACGCTCTTCATATGTGTACTTGCGATATAATTGCATATAGTCTAAATGCTGTCTGCCATGCAAGTCAAATGTGATGTTTTCTGCGCCAAAGCGTTCAAATGTACGCTTCTTTGGCAATTGTCCAAACAAGCAAAATTTGCGTGTATCATCTTTGCTCAGCACTCTTGTCACTCGATTTACAGTGTATGGAATATCATAACCTTCACTGTTCCAACCACTTAAAATGTCAGCATCTTCAATGATGTCCAAAAATACTTTAAGCATTTCCGCTTCGCTGTCAAACAAGTATGTGTTGTCAAATCTGGCACAGTGTTCTTTGGCAGTAGCCATGGTCATGCCGCTAGGTGGTACGGCTAATGTTACTAGTTGATCCATCCAATCCATGTATACACTGATTGCAGTGATAGCGTTAAACGGATCATCTGTTGGACTATAGCCTCGGATTTTGTCAAAGTCCACCTCAATATCAAAAAACGCTGTTTGCAGTTTAGGTGCTTCTGCACCTCTGTAGTTGTCTGCTAAACAACGAAAGATTGGATTGATATCACTTTCCCAAAGCCCATCCTTGCCTTGCATTTTAAGTTCCTTCTGGAACTCTTTGCCATTGCGTGTGCTGAATCTACTAACAGGATCACCATATATGCTTTTAAACTTGCCACGTGGGTCATTGTAGTAGAACACATAACTGGCAGGATATTCGCGATACTCGCGCCGACCCTCAACACGTTCTACAACATGTATACGATCTTGTTGCCTGTCAAACCATGCGTCTACATAACTCATTTAATTAATCCTACAATGTATATTAATGTTAACAGAATGTTCATCCAAAGTAAACTATTTTCTCGCCACAAATAACCTACTAATATCCACAGTGCATTGGCTATTATAAAACCCCAATGATGCAAGTACAATTCAGGTACAAAACTTGCTAAACTTGCTGCAATGACAAGTGTTGCTGTTGCTAACCAGGCAAGCCATTGGTAAGGTTTTTTATCAACCATATACTCTGTTAACCTCCTTAAGAAACTCAGTTTCACTTCTCATCTGTGCTCTATACCAAGCATCGTGTATGACTTGTGCTTGCTGGTATCTATCTTCTAATTTAAAATATTCAGTTACCTGTTTATAGTAATCTATATCAAGCTCTGGACTAAACAACACAGTATTGTCTACAACTAGATTTTTACTTTTTATAGCATTGGCATTAAAATCTGCAACTTCTTTTCTAAAAAATTCTAATCCTCTTGTTGCTAAACTACTGTTTACTTTCAAATAGTTTTTGTATGCAACGTTGACATCAATGGTACACAATACTGCGTAATGCATTTCCGCAGTGTGTTCAATTTCAAAATTATATATAGACTTTCTGTACTGCCATTCTGTAGGTAACCAGTTATGCCATGTTCTATCTTGTGTGTAAATGTTATCAAGTATATATTGCACATGATCCTTTGGGTAAACATCAATATAGCGAAAATTTTCAATATCTTTTTTTACGTCTGGATCAGTAATATTGTCTAATTTGTCTATATCAGGCCAGTCTACTCCACGCACATTGTTATATTCTTCCTGTGTGAAAGACTTTTTTAGTATGTGACTTTTAAATTCTGGATGGATCCAAAGCAACCAAGTTGTGTGATTTGCAAATCCTCCAATTGGCGCACTCACTACCACCATTGTACAGCTACTCCATAACCAAACACATTTATCACAGCAAAATATGCAGTCAATAGCGTGACCCATGCCGCACCACGGCGCAGACTTGCATAGCACTGTGTTACACTGCCTACAAAAAATGCAGGATAAACAATGCTCATGTCTGGGTCATATGCATTGACTGCAAGTGTTAAACTTGCACCCACTGTGAAAATAAAACTAACAAGCTCAAAGTAAAATGCAATTTTATCACTTGCATAACTGTTGAACCAAAACAATTTTATATTTTGCAATTAGATTTTACCGACTGTAGCCAAGATGTTTTCTAGTGTAGCATAGTCGTCACTTGTGCGTTCAAAGTCTGCCTTGTATGCTGTACGCACTGCTTTCTTAAGCACTGCAGGTTTGATTTGCATTTCTTCTGCAATTGCTTTGATAGTATCATTTAGTCCATCACTGAGGTCATCAACTTCTTGCATAACTGTTAAACCTTCGTTGATTAGTTGTGTGAGTTTTGCTTTTTCCTCACTATTGAATACACGATCCATGTAGATCTCCTATTTTGATTATTTTTTATTATACTACTTTAAGCCTTGGCTGTCAATACTAAAGTCATAGGTCATGTAATCGCCATCGTTCTTTTCGCCACTGCGTTCGCTTTTGTATTTGCCTATCTGTTGGTTTATGCCTTTGTCGCTACGACCTTTGGCACGTTGCATTTGCTTTTTGTTTTCAGCAGTTGCGGGAATACTATAGTTCTTTGGCATCATACGCTCTGGCTCTAGCACCCATACATAAAGTTCTGTGCCGTCACTGTTTTCAACATGATTTAGATACATGCTTTCTTCAGGGATAGTTTGCTTTACAGGGTAGCCTAGCATGGTAGTAATAGTGTTATATCCGCTGAACGCACAAAACAATGCTACAGGTATTACCACAAACATAACCAGTGCATTGCGATAAAAATGCACGCCTATGCCCAGTACTATAAGTGTTAGTACCAGCATGCTTGCAAAGAATGGCAGTAGGTTGAAATCAAACATTTAAAATTGTCCTCTGTTCATAGGGCTATAGTAAGGACTAAGTCCACTTTTACCCTTGCGTGTTATAAAGTTGCTGGGGTTATTGTTGTGTCCAAGGTATGCATCATCTGCGCCAACACTAAATCTAACTAAACTTATACTCTGCCCTGTCTCTATGTAAGGGAATCGAGCAAAATATGTTTCCACATAAGGATTGATTTTAATAACTGTTATTTCTATTATTCCTGGCAAGTCCTGTCTTGCTGTGCCATCCTTCATGGTAAACTTGCGATTGTATACATGCGCCATTACCTGGTATTCACCTTCTATGGTACCTCGTAATGTTAAAACTTCTCTGTTTAGATAGATTACTTTTTTTTGAGAGCCTTTGTCGATAATGTCGTTGCTGTGACCAAGATCATCTTTTTCCAAGTGCATAAGTCCCTTGCTTTTCTGCAAAAAACTTACAATGTTACCTGCAGGATCTTTGACCCACAAATCAATGTCATCATTGTAATCGTGATTCCATTCAATTGTAACCATGTATTCTGCTTTTTTAATCACATCACCTTTTTTAGCAACAGGGTTAATAAGGATAAATGCAATCACAAACAGATACACAAATCCAATCACAAGATTGAACAATAAATCTGTAAAGCCTATTCCGCTTTTGTATTTTAATCTATTATTTGGATTCGACATTGACCAACTGCACCTTAAGGATTTGGCTGCACACCATTCCTACCAGTGTAGTGTACAGTGCAGTAC